TTAGTTTATAATAAAGAACTAAAGAAGTTTGAGGAAATTAAATATACAATAGGAATTGGGAAAGCAATTGTAATTGAATACAATTCTTATAGTGGGTTTTTTGATGAAATTGAAACTAAAATAATTAAATTAAAATAAAGCCTATGGAGTAAACCAAAAATTAAGTCCAATTACGATTCACGGGAAAAGAGATCACCAAGGCGGGGTCTCTTTTTTATTGCCTGTAAAAATATTTATGATAAAAATCATGTATTATTAAAAAAATACTATATTTGTACCAATTAATCGCTGAACGGAGGTTCCACTAAAGTGATGACAAAAAGTAATTAATGTTATCACCAGCTCAGTTAAAACTCATAATTCAATCAGAGGCTCCCGCAGACATCAAGCAAATGCGAGCCGATTTCACTTCTTACATACTTCATGTATTCGGCACTGGTACAGATGAATATCTGGCTAAGATCAACGAATATGAGAACGACAAACAACATAAACTCCGTACAAATCATGCAATTAAAAACCCGTGGATCATTGACGAACTGGTACGTCCGATAGATAATATCTGGCAGGCAAAAGGCGGTAATGAGGTTTATGAGTTCAAAGGATCAGATCAAACGGAGAAGTTCAAAGAGCTATTAAAAGATGTCCGTGATGGTATGACAATGCAGTCATTTGTCAAAAATATCTGGTTCCAGAGATTTCTGTCTGACCCAAATGGTATAACATTCTGCGAAGTTGATTCAGATGGTCAAAAGCCAAAATTAACTTATAAAGCAATTACTTCTATTCGTAATTATGAAACTGATGGTATAAAAATTGCATGGATAGTATTTGAACCGTCCATTTCCATCATTGAGAAGATAGATGATAAAGATGTTACTGTTCAATATTCATGGGCCGTTGATGAAAAGTTTTACTATTACTGTAAGAACGTTGGAGGGGAAAATGGATTCACAATTGAGCAGATGATCATAAACTCATTTGGTGTTGTCCCAGGGATTGTAAACTCTCCTATTTTCAATACTGATAAAGGATATAAAACCTCATTGCTCGACAAACAAATTGATATTCTTAATTCTTACCTGACGCTTAATTCTATTAAGGAGATTTATCAGTTCAAGCATAATTACGCTATTCCGTGGATGATGCAGCCGCTTTGTCCCACGTGCAATGGGACTAGAAGATCAGGTGATGAAGTTTGCGGGGAATGTCACGGCACAGGTTATAGTGCAAAGAAAGACGTTTCAGATATTCTACTAATTCCAAAAGCATTACCGGATGAGCCAGCACAGCCAATGCCACCAGCTGGATATATTCAACCTGATGTAGCAACATGTAATGAAAACCGTGTTGAACTTGACTGGAAGTTTGATAAAATGTTCCATTCTCTTTGGGGGACTTCGGCAACCCCGGCACTTAAGCGCGTTGAGACAGCTACAACGGCCTTTTTGGACAATATGCAAATCTATAACAAATTGAATGCAATTGCTGATATTATACAAGACATTCAAAAAGAACTTACACTCATATTTGGAAAGTTCACTTTTCCGACAACACTTACAGACGTTAAGATAAGCTATTCACGAAGATATTCGATTGATCCGCCCGATATGTTATGGCAGCGTTACCAGGATGCCCGTACAAATCAGTCGCCTGAGATGGCTCTTAATTATCTTTTGGAACAGTTCTATTACTCAGAGTTCGCATCTAATCAGACAATGGCAGAATATTACATCAAACTGATGTATGTTGAGCCGTTTGTTCATTTGTTGATTATTGATGTCGAGGATTTAGAGGTATCGGATGATTTGAAACTATCAAAGCGTTATTTTCCTATCTGGCAGAAGTCTATTCTTCCTTCGGACGTGGCTAATAAGACAATTGAGCAACTACAGAAAGGCCTATTGTCATTTGCTACAAAGCAAAAGGCACCTACCGTTAAAACGCCTCCTGTCGTCCATGGTTATCAGTCACAGTTCACAGATCAAACAGGAACGTCAAAGAATTTTAAGCCAAAGAAAACCATCATACCTGCTAACTAATGAAGATGTCAGATTTTATCGGCAAAATGTTTCAGGCGCGTGATGTGGCCCACTCTGCACATCTTAACTCACAATATGCAAAAGCAATTTATAAACTCAAGTTCTTAAAGTAATGGCAGTCACATTAACCATAGACGGCGTTGCTGCAACAGGATATAACCTTCCGGATTATGTCGCCGGCACCACTTTCCCTGGATTGGCTTTTGCCGGATTTACTTTCAATGGGAGCACTGTCATAACCGGCGCAAAGATCGAGATGAATGTCGGTGGGAATATCCTATCAACAGAGACAGGCGAGATAGCGATAACAGACGGGGTGTATGGTAATTTTCAGATCATCAAACAGAAGTTTGCTTTTCCTGTTCGCAGATACATATACAGGCTGACAATAACCTTTGCTAATGGAGATGTCAAGGTCATTTTAGAGGGCATTTGGAACGTAACAGAATAATGGACGAGATAGTAGTACATATCACCGAGACTATTGAAACAGTCGCACTGACGGTCACGGAGGCCGCACCGGATGAGATTGTTGTTACTATCTCTGAGGCACTACAGGGCGAAAGAGGCATTTCTGCTTATGCTGTCGCTGTTGAGCAGGGTTTTGCTGGTTCGGTTGCTCAGTGGTTAGCATCACTTCATTCAACTGTAGCTGGGCCACAAGGTCCACAAGGGCCGCAGGGGTTAAAAGGAGATACTGGTTCTCAAGGACCAACAGGGAATACAGGTCTACAAGGCAATCAAGGGCCGCAGGGGAATCAAGGACTAAAAGGCGATAAAGGAGATACCACCTATGTAGGAAGTATTGATGGGGGCAAATCTGATGCAACTTACCAGATAATTACTGATGGCGGCAGTGCAAATTCATTTTAGGCTATGGCAACACAGATAATAAGCAGAAACGACACAACGGCAAACTGGACTTCAAGTAATCCTATTCTTGGTAAGGGTGAGATCGGTGTTGAGTTTCTTGTTGACAATAGCATAAAGACAAAGATAGGTGACGGCGTTACTCGTTGGCTTGCTCTTCCTTATAACACTATTGGGGCAACTGGGCCAACGGGTCCGAAAGGCGACACCGGAACCGGACTGAGCAGAACAACAACAGCAGTGTTAAATTTTGGAGTTGAAGATACCTATACTGAAACAGTGGTAAATGATGCAGCGATACTGTCATCAAGTGTGATTCAGGTTATTGTCACTGATTCTGATTTTATTGTTCAGGGAGTTCGTGCCGGGGTATTATCAATAGTAAACGGGGTAAGTTATACGATATGGGGAATAGCTCCCGAAGGAGCAACAGGTAATTGTAATGTAAACATTTTAATATTTTAAGATATGGGAATGAAGGTTGTAGGCAACAGTTCTGGTAATGTACTGGAAGTTGACAGTAATCACAATGCAAACGTAGTACTTCCTATTCCGGTTGCACAGGCAGGCTTCGCAGCTTTAGCAGCAGAATATGACACAGGGACGGTCGTGGCAGGAAACACACGAACAGTCAGGGCAATAGCCAGCACACCCGAACAGAGGTTAAAGGTAGGTATGGACACACTCATGTTTAATGAGTTTTTCCAGAATACTACTGTTAACTGTCATGTATGGAACACGCCACAAACCACATCAACAGTCACTCAGGGATCAGGTTATCTGACACTCAATGCAGGCGCAAACTTAACGGCTGCTCAGGGTGCGATAGTCAGGAGTTACAGGACATTCCCTATTTACAATAAGGCACTAACTGTTGTAGAACTGATGCTTAACTTAAATATAGTAGCAGGGTTTACTAACTCTATAGCCGAATGGGGTGCATCTGCAATAGGAACAGCATCAGGCACGGCTTCTGTTGACGGTGCATTGTTCAGATTTACCGCATCTGGGTTATCCTGTTTGATAGTAAATAACACTATTGAACTTACCGAAACACAGGTTGACCCAACAAGACTCGCCGCTGCTGGTATTGTTCTAACCAATACAAACCATTTTTATATCTTATTTGATGAGGATTGGGTATCTTTCTTTGTTGCTGCACCAGGTAAATATCCTGTTCTACTTGTTGAAATACCTCGCCCTGCTGCCGGAGTTGTTCCGACAATGGCAATGCAGGTTCCTATCTTTGCCCGTCAGCATAACACAGGGTCTGTTGTTGGAACAGCCCTGAAGATAAATATTGCAATGGCATCCGCTTACATGGGTGATATAGCAATGGGCAAACCCTGGTCGCATATCATGGCATCAGCAGGAGCAACAGCAATGTCAAAATACTCAGGTGCTGGTACTGGGAGTAACTCAACATGGAATAACTGGACTACACTGCCAGCACAGTTAACAGCTCCTTCGGTTACTGCATTAGGAACAGGGGGAACTGCTGGATTAAGCGGAATACAGAGAGTTGGTAACGGTGCAGCTCCGGTTGCTTTGAGTGCAGATTCTGCATATATAATATTCAACTATCTGAACCCTGCTCTTACCGTAGCTCAACCATTGGTTCCTGCAAAAAATCTGATTATAACAGGGATGAGCATAACGGGAATGACAAGAGGCGCAACCGGCCCAGCAACGCTGACTTCATGTATTGTTGGTGCAAACGTAGGGCATTTCCAGGCAAACCCAGCAACAACAGACAGCCCGACAACCCCGACAAAACAAGGACGTGTTGATGCTCTCGGCCAGATGATTATTCCTGCTTCGGCTCCAGTTGGTACTTCAATAGGTGCAATATCTTATCTGCCTTTTGGAACGCCTTACTGTATTTTTCCCGGAGAATATATATCAATATGGTTTTCTGTTGGTGTGGCTTATACGATTGCAGCATCACAGGAACTTGTTTTCACATGGCACGTTGACGGATACTGGGAATAATATTAAGAAATCAAATTGACGTTCAATTTAATAATTAAATCATGAAAAAACCAACATTTGAAAGCATATCTAAGCGGATCAATGATCTGAGAGAATGCGAACAGACTCCTGAAACAATGAAGGAGATTGATGATCTCACTGAAGAACTGAACGAGTATCCACGCCCGACAGTAAAAGCAAAGGCAAGTCCAAAAGATGTGACTCCGGCATTTACACATGAAGAATGGAAACTTGAAAAACATATTGAGCCTATTATGGAGGGCAATCGTCATAAGTTGATTGACAACAAACCTCAGTATAAGACTTATTTCACACGTGAAAAGCTGATTAAGAAAGTTATTATCGAGCCTGAACACGAGAACGATCTTAACAATCAAATGGAAAACACATTAAAGGAATTTGTAAAAATCTAAATTATGTACACACAAGAAACACTCAAGAAAATTGCAGACGTTCTGAAACTTGATGTTTCTGTCTTTGAAACTAATCTAAAAAGTGACAAAGAAGAAACGCTGGAGGTTCCAACGCTATTTACCGAAGAAGAAAAAAACTCATTCGGTACAAATAGGTTCAATGACGGTAAAAAGGCCGCATCAGAGATTTTAGTAAAAGATCTGAAAGTTAAACATGGCCTGGAGTTTGACGGCAAGTCGGTTGATACGCTGTTTGAAAAATTCTCTGAAAAGGTTATCGGGGAAGCAAATATCAAACCAGATGAGAAGGTAAAAAAACTCGATACAGAAAATAAAGAGTTAAAAACTAAACTTCAAACCGCATTGGATGAGACTCAAAGAGTAATTAAGGACTCCGCAAGTCAGTTGTTTCATGTTAAAACAACTAATGAAGTCCTGAATCATATACCTAAAAATACCACTATTCCTGCCAATGACATTGCAGAGCTGTTTATGAACCGTCACCGTGTGACGAGTGAAGATAACGGTGTTGTCGTTTATAAAGGTGATCAGGCATTGAAGGATAGTGTTTTAAATCCTATTCCGCTTAAGGATGTTGTTGCTCAGTTCGCTGAAGCATATATCAACAAAGGTGGCATGGGTGGTGGTGACGTGACTGGTGGTGGTACCCCTGGACAATTCAAAACCGCATCGGAACTTATGAATCACATGCAAAAGAAAGGCATTGATCCAATGAGTCCCGAAGGTCTGAAGTTGTACAGTGAAAACAAAAAAGCTGTGGCAACTTTTGACGAAAACAGTTAAAAAGATTGTCAAACTAATAAATTAAATTAAATGGCTTATTTTGTTCCTTCGGCACTCGTTGCCGGCCAAGCTAAGTTCACAGAGAGAATGCTCTCAGGTGAATGGAGGCTCCCCGATTCAGTGGCTTTCAATGCAGCTCAGAAATCGGTAATCGCAAACCCGTCTTTAGCGGATATAAGAACCCGCGAAGACCGCTCTGTTTATGCTTATTTTCCTATCCGTCAGACTGCCATTGGTAGTTCTGCAAGGGCTTATAATCATACAGGAGCCAGAGGTGATTCTCTAAGTAAGACTATCACATGGACTACATTCGCTGAACCGTTCTCAATCTCTATCAAACAGGCAGATAATAACATCTTCTCATTTGCTGAGATGTATGCATCAACGCTTCAGAATGCGTGTTTTAATCTTATCAACCGAGCTGATGCATGGTTTGTCGCTCAACTTGTAGCTGATAAAACTCAGTACAGTGCCGGTGGTGGAAAAGGAGCATGGAATGGAAGTTCTCTTAATACTGAAATCCCGCTTTCAGAACAGAATTACTTTTTCCAGAACATACGCAGACTCATGGAGTTCAACCTTTACAGGGGTCAACTGGTAGTTATTGCCGATGACAGTGCTTTTGTGCTTGCACAGAGACTTCAGGCTTTAGGATCAGCTAACGCAGTAAACTATGGTTTCCAGTTTGCAGGATTGGATGTTCTTGCCACAACCCGTACAATACTTGGAACGACAAACTATGGGGGCTCGGCTCTTGCTTTTGAGAATGGTCTTGTAGCTATTGAACCGTGGGTTCCAAAACAGAACCGTAAAGCTCTCGATATGGTGAAAGCATACGAATACAATGGTGATTATGGACAATTCTTTGTCCCTTCGCTTCCCGGGGTTCCTTTTGCTATTCATGCTTATTCGCTAAGGGC